TGGAAGTCTAGGTCTTCAGCGGTGATCTGTGCGTCTACATAAGCCTTAATAGATTGTTGAGAGGCAATACCTGTAGCACTATTTGAAGACATATCGTCTTCGTCAAGAAAGGCTTTACCATCTAAGATGTTTAACTCTGCTGCTGTAGAAGTAACACCGTCAAGGATGTTTAGTTCAGCTGTTGTAGCTGTAACGCCATCAAGAATGTTTAGTTCAGCAGCTGTGCTTGTCACACCGTCTAGAATATTTAGTTCCGCTGCTGTACTGGTAACACCATCAAGAATGTTTAGTTCAGCGGTTGTGCTAGTTACTCCATCGAGTATGTTAAGTTCTGCAGTGCTTAAAGTAGCACCATCTAGGATATTTAGTTCTGCTGCTGTGGAAGTCGTAGCTAGGCTAACTGCACCACTGGATACTGTAAAGTCATTAGAATCGAAAGAAGCTACACCTTTGTTTGATGTAGTTGCATCTTCAGCAGCAATGGTAACTGTGTTGCTTGTAGCGGACGTATCAATACCTTCACCACCAGCAATAGTTAGTGTTTCGCTATCTAGGTCAATAGCAATCGTACCACTGTCTGAAGTAACGTCTAAGTCTTCGGCAGTAATCTGTGCATCTACGTAAGCTTTGATTGACTGCTGGGAAGCAATACCTGTGGCACTGTTGGAAGACATATCATCTTCATCGAGAAACGCTTTACCGTCTAGGATGTTGAGTTCAGCAGTTGTAGACGTTACACCATCCATGATATTGAGTTCTGCCGTAGTCGCAGTAACTCCATCTAAAATGTTTAGCTCTGCTGCAGTTGACGTTACGCCGTCTAGGATGTTTAACTCAGAAGCAGTAGCAGTCACACCGTCCATGATGTTAAGTTCAGCTGCCGTAGCTGTGATAGCTGTACCGTCTAAGTTGATAGCGTCAGTGTGTACTGTACCGTCAAAGTAAGCATCTTTAAACTCAAGTGAGCTTGTACCTAGGTCTACATCATTATCTGTAACAGGTGCGATGACTCCATCAGCCATTGTGAACTGTGCTGTGCCAGCAGCAGTAAAAGCCAAAGTATCGGCTGCGCTAAAGAATAAACCACTGTTAGTATCACCAGTATTAGTAATAGAGGGATTCCCAGCAGAACCGTCAGGAAATGAAACAACTCCTGTGAATGTCGGGCTGGCGATGTCAGACTTCGTAGCAACCGCCGTAGATATGTTATCAAACTCTGTGTCAATTTCTGCTCCTCTAACTATTTTATTAGAGTCTCCAGAGACTAAAGAATCTTTAGCTGTAAAGTTAGTGGTTTTAGAATAGTTTGTCATATTAACTTACCTATTAAAGCTTCCGTCTTTAACTCCTGTATTGATAAAGACTTCCCATTTATTGTTGCGTCTATACCTATGGTAGCTACTTTACCTGTTCCTGTTGCTTTAATCTGTGCACTATCAATAATAATTGATGCACTGTATTCTGAGTCTGCTACGTTATATTCTGAAACGCCGTACTCCGCTATCTTAGCGTCAGACAATGTTGCTGTCTGTTTTGTGTACGCTTCCTTATAATCATAACCCCAGTTAACAACTACAGAAGTATTCTGGCCTCCGATTACTGTAAAATCTATTTCCTTCAACATCTTTAGTCTTGAAGCATCTCCGTAAGATAACGGATTTGTGTAGTACTTCATAACATAAGGCGTTGCGTCATCCAAAAAGTCGCTGTACTTACCTATGCCCTTTGCAGAACCAAAATGTAATGTACCATCATCTATTCTGTCTGCACACAGTATTTTAGTGTTAGGCCATGTAGTTACCCTATGGCTACCGTCCTCCAGTGTACCTCGCATATCAAAACAGTACACTTTAGATGTAGTAGGTAAGAACAAAAGATAGAAAGCCTCTTCTGGACTAAACACTGATTTTATGTTAAGTGTCTCAGTGTTTACGTCAGACATCAACTCGTCCCTAACGTTTTTAGATATGTCTCCTATCGGTGCTGACTTTTCCTGTATTGTTCTACCTAAGCTTCTAACTCCTGAGTCAGACAAAAAGATTACGTCTGTTCCTGTGTTTTGCACACTGTCTCTAGCTATACAGCCTATGTTTGTTATGCTGTCTGCTAGGGTCATCGATGCTGGAGCACTTGCACCTGAGTACAACAATATCGACTTCTTACCGAAAACAACTAAAAAATTATTGTGTGTAGCTAGTGCTACAATCTCGTCAAATCCTGTAGGCCATACAGTTTTAACGTCTAGGCTACCTGACGTGCCTGAGTTCCAATCAGTGCCGTCTAGTGTGTCAGAGAAAAACAGTGTATTCCTGTCTCCACTTACATCAGCAGCCCATATCCTACCAAACCCTGCTATAGCTTCATTAGCGTTTGGTGGTGTACCTGACGCTCCTGAGTGACTAGCTATAGTCTCTAACGTGCCTCCGTCCTGATATATTAACGGAGCATGGCCTGTCTGGAAAAAATACATATGGTCATTAAAGTTGACCATCTTCCAGTTGTTTGCAGATATTGTGTAACCGCCCGGAGTTTCATCAGTTAGCGAGGTGGTGCCACTAAATATCTTATTGTTACCAGCGGAGTATACTTTCTTACCGCCGTCTAAAGCTATAAACTCTTTTATGCTTTCAGTGCCTATGCTAGACCCTAAGGCTGTCAAAGAGCTAGTTACTTTGTTTATACCTTTCCTAGCACCAATCCTACCGAACTTATCTATTATAGCATTTTCCGCTATGGATGCAAAGGACGGATCCTGATTGACAGGTGAGTCCTGAGTATTCAGTCCTTTGAAACCCGGAGCACCTATGTATATTACTTGTCGTTGCTGTGCCATTATACAGGTCTGTAAATATACTCTTCAGGATTCTTATATGCGTCATGTGCAATAGCATCCGACAAAGCAGTGTCAGCTAAAGCAAAGTAGTCCTGTGCTGTCGTACCTCCTGTTTCTCCACGTTCCCTAGCTAACAAAGCTACAGCTAAATGTACTATCGGTTTCTCAGGTATTACTATCGTATCTGAGTCAGCAGACAAGTCTCCCGGTCTAATCAGTACATCAAAGCGTAATGAGTAAGTAGCATCAGGAGTAGGGTACAACTTTACTTTACTGTTGTTAGACCCGTCTACACCTGAGAATGTGTACTTTTCAGGAGATCCACTAACTGTGTCAGAGTTGTGCTCTGCGTTAGCAAACCATGTAGGATTCTCGTACCGTAAGAAAAAGTTAGAGGTGTCGTTAAGAACACTGTATAGTTTAATCCTGTCTCCGCTTCCTGTAATCGTGTACTCGTTAGTACCGCTGGAAGTAGATACTACTACAGTGCTGCGTAGCTCTGACCAATCATGTGAGTTTTCTACAGTAGTCTTTGCATCATTTACAAAGTCTCCTACCATCTTTGAGTAAGCTGTGTTAGCTACCCCGGATACCTCGTCTTCCCTAAGTCTTCTTAGAGCACTGTTTACTAAAGTTAAATATGTTGTGCTCATGCTACGTCCCTAAATAATCCTTGTAAAAAGTTAGGAGTCTCTACTTGTGGTAGTGGGTCTAGTAACTCTGGAGCTTGGTATGCAGGTGTAAACTCAAAGTTCTCAAATAGCGACTGTGTGACTCCTCCGGGCCTCAGTAAGCCTATACCTAGGCCTAACCCCAACCCAGCACCTAAACCTGCTCCAAGGCCTTCTCCTGCTCCAGAACCTTGCCCTGTGCCAGTACCTTCTCCTGTTGCCTCTCCTTCACCAGAAGTTGTTGCTTCCTCGCCTGTAGTTTCAGTTTCTTCTTCAGACTCTTCTTGTTGTTCTGTTAATTCTGAAGGCAAGATATTATCTACTTGACCTTGAGTAAACATATCTTCAAGAGGATCTTCTACGGGTGTTTCTACACTTTCTACCTCTTGTCCAGTAGTTTCTAGTGTTATTGGAAGATTTCCAGTAAGTATAGAAATAACATCTACAACAGGAGTTTCTTCTCCATCGTCTACGGGATCTGCCTCAGTTTCTCCTGTTTCTGTAATTACTTCAGTTACCACAGGGCCGTCTGATTGATAGTTTTCTAACTCAGCCTCTAGTGCTGCTGCTAGTTCATCATTGCCAGCTTCTTTCTCAGCTTCAATAGCCTCTTCAAGTTGTTGCGAAACTACGTCTGTAACTTGTGCTTCCTGCCCTTGTGTAGCTATATCAGCAGCAGTATCCGTAGTTACAGCCTCAGCAGCTTGCTCTGCTTCCTCTTCTGCCTCTTGCTCTGACTCAGTTACAGTTTCCTGTATAGGCTCTGATATTT